ATAATTTATTATCTAATTTAGAATGGGCTACACCTCAAGAAAATTCACAACATGCAGTTGATTTAGGTTTAACTACTTATGATCACTCTAAAAAAGCTATAATTCAGTATGATATGAATATGAACTTTATTAGTGAATATACTTCAGGAAAAGAAGCACAAGATGTTACAGGTGTGGCTAGACAGAACATTTCTAAAGTTTTAAGAGGTTTAAGAAAACATGCTGGTAAATACATATGGAAGTATAAGTAAAGTTCAGAGACTATTCCCGTACGGGAAGTAGGCTCCAAGTGGAGTCGAAACAGTTCCCACCCTACTTATGAGGGTGAAGATATAGTCCGATACTCTAAGAAATTAGAGAGTAGTTTAACGCACTACACAACACACAGCGAAGATAGAGTAGTAGCTATTATTTCAGGAGACTCCCAAAAAACTAGAATATTCTCAGAGGGTATAGATGGACATTGCCTTAATGCTTATGGTTACTATAAAGACCAAATGCCAGACATTGATCCAAATGATCCAAATAGTATTAATAGTATTAAAGATAAATACCCTGATTTAAGACAAGCAAGTAAAGCTAGTACTTTCGCTTTGAATTACGGAGGTTCATCAGCTACTCTACACCATAATAATGGACTACCTATGGATCAAGCTATTCAAGTAGAGACAGGGCATAAAGAGATGTATAAAGAACTACATGCATGGGGAGAATCTAATAAGCACTCAATGGCTCATCAAGGTTATATATCTTGTGCCTATGGACTTAAGGTTAGAACTCCTATGTTAGCAGCTAGTTTACTAAATACTAAAATCACACCCTCTATTACTAAAGCAGAGTTTAGGTCAGCTAACAATGCAGTTACGCAGTCTCATGGACTCATGACTACAGTAGCAGGTACTAACTTTAGGAAACGTTTAGAAGCTTCTAGACACAGGTATAACATACTACTTACTAATTTTATACACGATGCAGTATATGGAGTAGTGAAAAATGCTCCAGAAACTATTGAGTGGTTAAATAACAACTTAATAGACTGTATGGTTAACTCTGGGGACTCTCAAGTAAAAGCAGGTATGCACATAGTACCAATTGAAGCAGAGTTAGACATAGGACCTAGTTGGGATAAACAATATACTCTTAAAAACAATATGAGTAAAACAGAAATAAAGGAGTTTTTAGATGAGAATATCACCATGTAAACAGGTATGCTCAGAGTGTGGTTTCGTTAAATCAGGAACCAAAGATACTCTATATGCAGAAGCATTCGACATGATACAAACAGGTACTGTTTTTCCTTGTCACATGTATCTTAGAGCACATACAGGATCAGAATCTTATGGTACTGAAACACTTAAAGATATACAAGTATGTAGAGGATATGTAGCTCATGTAGCTAAATACTATCCTGAAATACTTGAGTCTTACAGAGCAGATATACAATATATTTGGTTCCAGTATTTACTACCTCATTTAGACTCTTCAGACTTTGAAGAGTTATACACACCTGAAGAGCTTATCCAAGCTCATAAAGGACTTAGAGAACATATACAGTTAGGTAATCAAATATGCAAGAAATAACACTTAAAGATTTAGATACTGTCCATATAGGACCAGAAATGTGTTTGCTTATTAATAGTAGGTATTTACTTGAAGAAGCATTTGCTAAATTAGACGCTAGAGACTTTACTTGGGAAAAAGGTGAAAGTTTACGTAGTATACATATAATGGCTATGATAGAACACTACCCAGTATTATTCCTACCAGTTCAAGGTAAGTTACTACACAGTAAAAAATTAGTAGCCAATATAGGGGAAGCTATATTTGACTTACAGGAAAAAGGTTTTACAGTATTAAAAGTAGTTGAAGAATTAATACAGTACACACTATACACAAGGAAATAAAAACACATGAATGAGATACACTACACAGGGTTAGAGACTACTCACCCATTTATTAAAGCCATGCTGGCATTCAACAATTATGATGCTTCAGATGATCCAATAGCTATATCAGCTACGTCACTTATGAAGCCTACAAATATGGTAGCACTAGAAAGACACAATAAAGATACTGATAAAATCATAAATTTAGAAATGCTTATCCCATCAGTTATGGGAAATGCTATGCACACTCTTTTAGAAACAGCATTAGATGATACGTCAGATGACTTATGGAAACAGTTAGGTGTACCTAAACCTGATAAGCTTGAAGTACGTCAAGAAATCAGAGAACAGAGACTAATTAATGGTTGGAATGTTACAGGTAAATTTGATGTACTATATATGTATGATGGTTCAGAGTGGCATTTAGCAGACCTTAAGACACTATCAGTATGGGGGTTTATTATTGATCCAGTTAAGAAGAAAGAAGAGTTTGTTAAACAGTTATCTATTTACAGATGGTTGAACCAAGATAAACCAATAGCAGACAGGGCAGAAATACTTTACTGGTTCACTGATTGGTCAGGAGCAGACGCTAGACGTAAGCCAGACTACCCTCAATCAAGAATTGGTAGTATGGAAATTATGCTATGGTCTATTAATGAAACAGAAAGATATATAACTTCTAAATTAGCAGACCTTGATAAAGCAATGTCTAACTTAACTTCTTCATCTCACACAGGCTTCGCCTGTTCCGATGAAGAATTATGGAGAACAGAACCCCAATTCAAGTATTATAAACCTAATAAATCAGGAGGTTTTAATATGGCAAGAGCCACTAAGAACTTTGCTACATATCCAGAAGCTCATTCTAAACTAATGGCGGATGGTAATGTAGGTAAAATAGTAGAGCAACCAGGTGAAGTTAAAAGATGCAGATTTTGCTCTGTATTAAGCTTCTGTGAACAAGGGCAGGGTTATAAAGCCCTAGGATTAGTAAAGGATTAAACATGAATTACCATTTTATAAATTTTATAATGTCATGTATGTTAGTAGTAGTGGTTATATCACTTTTTATGGCTCAACATAGGCATAAAGAATCTATGGAATTAAACACAGAACTTACTAAAGCATTGGACAAGAATACTGAAATACGCCAAAAACAGTTAGTACAACTAGAAAGAGTAGAGCAAGATCAAAAGAAGTTATTAAACAAATTAGGTATAAAGGATTAAAAATGAGTTTATCAAAGTACAGAGAAGAAATGACTAAAGCGTATAATGAACTACATGCTTATGTAGAAGCATTAGAGAAACAAGTAGAGGAATTACAGAGCACGCCATCAGTAGCAGTACCTTATGACCCAAGAGTACATAAACCTAGGTTTGCACCTAAATTTGGTATAGCAGAATTAGAAGAGGTATTACATAACTATAAATTAGATGTAATTAATAACAATATGTCCCTAGATGACTTTTACATACAAGAGGCAAATAGGTACGGTATAACACGTGGTTCAATAAGAACTGCAGTATGGGAATATAGGCAATCATTTAAACAAAATCAACAAGGAGACACAGATGAGTAATAAAGTATTTGCAGGAATTAAATTAGAAACAGGAATTATGTATTATGGTTCAGGAAAGTTATCTTACGGTGCACATTTAACTGGTACGCTTACAGATGCAGAGAAATCAGGATTCTCTATCTTATCTACAGATAAAGACTCTACTGATGATATTAGAATTAATACATTCATTTATGTAGACGAGAAAAGAGAGGCTATAGCAGAAGTAGCAGATAACGTAGACTTTAAATGGTTCTATGGTAAAGAGAAAACTCCTAGACTTCCGGCAGATATATCAGACAGTGTTAGAAAGCTAATACTCAAAGATGTGAACAGAACAAAAGAACTATTTGCTAAAGAAGCACAGTTAAGTATTTCTATATTGGATCCAGATAAAATAGATGTAATTATGAAGACTCTAGAGGAGTCTAAAAGATTAGATGATTTATTTACTTATGCTAAACAGTTAGATGTAGAGCTTCAAAAAGATCGTAAAGCATCTCAAGGTGTAGGACTATCAGACTTTGTAGAGAGATATGCATTTAAAGAGCATATACTCTTATCAGGTCCAGCAGGTTCATCTAAGACCTATACAGCAGACCAATACTTAAAAGCACATGGTTGTCACATAGAGTTTCTTGCAGGGCATTCTGGAGTTAAATATATTACTGACTCCTTTGCAGCGTAAGCTGCTCAAAATAAATCCCTTGAATTGCTGGAAACCCCTTAAGTTTATACACCACAATATACATGAAAATAGTATATGAAGGTTTAACAAGTATAAAATTGGGCAATCAGCAGCCAAGCTCCTAAGTAGAAATATATGGAGAAGGTTCAACGACTAGAGCAATTGCTCGTACACTCCAAGTGGAGTGGAAGTGGGGGACTCCCTTTAACACACACACATCCTTGACTTATGTCCTGAAATACTATATAATACACCAATTTATAGAATAAAGGAATTATATGGAACGTTGGAAAGACATAGCAGGGTATGAAGGTATTTATCAAATAAGCTCATTAGGTAAAGTAAGATCATTACCTAAGAGCAATTACAAAGATACTAGGATATTAAATCCAGGGTACACAAGAAATAGTACTACAGAGTACAAATTTGTGTATTTATACAGTAAAGGTGTAAGAAGTAAATATAGCATACATAGGCTTGTAGCTTCACATTTTATACCTAACCCTGAAAGTAAACCGTTTGTTAACCATATAGATAACAATGGTAGTAATAATAATGTAGATAATTTAGAATGGTGTACTCATTCAGAAAATATGAAACATGCTTATAACCAGGGCAGGTTAAATTGTAATAGCTTATTACATACAGAACAGCAGCTAAAAAAAGCTAAGAGTAATGATAAAATCATGTTAGCTCTAGGTAGCAGGCTAGTTAGTATAGAAGAGCGTACTACAAGCACACGTATGCGTAAATACGTTACTTTCAAGTGTGAAAGGTGCACTAGTGAATACACAGCGAGAGCTGATTCAGAAGTATTCAAAGCACCTAATAATGGTATATGCCGTAAATGTGCACATACCTATAAAGGGAAGAAGATATAGTCTCGTCTGCATAGAAATATGTAGCAGCTATCTAGCTAGCGGGGCAGGTGTAACGAACTTGTCCGAAGATTACGGAATCCACAGACTTACTAGGTTATTCTATTAGACATACAGATGGTACATTTGTATGGTTAGATGGACCACTTACAGCAGCATTTAGAAGTGCGGCAACTAAACAAACTGGTTTATTCATAGATGAGCTTCTTAGAATACCTGCTAAAGAATTAAACATACTTGTAGGTGCATTAACACCAGACTCATCAGGTAATTTCAACCTTAGAACCAATAGAATTACTAATATAGTAGATGGTATAGGTACTTCAGAAACACTTACTATTCCTAAAGAGAACTTGTGGGTAGTAGCTACTACTAATATTGGTTCAAACTATGATGTTGAAGATATGGACTTAGCTCTTAATGATCGGTTCATAACACACGAAGTTAAGATTGAAGACTCACTAGTTAATCACATACTAGTAGCTAATAACATTAACTCACATACAGATATAGTAATAGATAACTTATTTAAGCTATTCAAAGCAGTAAACTCACTTGTATCAGCAGGAGAACTTACTTATAACATGAATGTAAGACACTTAACTAAAGTACTTACTAATACAGTTGACCCTTCAAACTTCAAGTCTTATTTATTTGACTTGGCTCCAAATATATGTAGCAGGACTACTGAGGGTAATATCAATGAGGCAGAGCTTAAAATATTCAAAGACACAGTTAAATCACTATTCTAAGGATCCATAATGGAAACAGTTAAAGGAGAGTTACTTCCTGAAAAGCAACAAATACTTAAGTCAGCTATTAGAGCTAAGATATTTAATCAGTCAGAGCTTATGAGGTCTAACTTAAATGCAGATACAGAATTTGTATACTCAGAACAGTATCCTACTCAAGTTATAGACATTAAGGGTTCAAGATACTTAAGAATTAATGCAGCAGACATAGAAGAAGAGTCTATAGATGATTTACTATCACTCATGTTAGGTATTGACTCATTTAAAGAGTCAGAGGATGAGCCAATAGATATAGAACCAATAATCAAGAACTCTATAAAAGAAAACTTAGAGTTAGATGGTTATGACCTTAAAGACTTATTTGAGTATGATGAGTATGAAAATATTACTAACTTGGATCAATTACCTATTAAACCTCAGTATGTCAAAGTACCTAACACTGATAGTACTGAACCAGAAGAAGATACTACACCATCTGAAGAACAAGAGCTTCAAAAAGATATGGACTCATCATCATGTGACATGTCATCAGAAGCTAAAGCACTTCAATCAGCTATGGATGGAGACTCATCAGAGAGTTCATCAGAGCAACAAACAGCTATGCAGTATCAAGCAGATAAAAACATAGAACAAGCATTGCAAGATGTAGAGCGTTCTACAGTAGACTCACAGTTTAAAGCTAGCCATTCAGTACTTAGCTTAGATGATATTAAAGCACTTGATAAGAAAGCTAATAGGCTCCTTCGAGCCTTTAAAGGTTCTAAAGGTAAAGATAAACGTATATCACCATCTAAAAGACTATGCTCTAAATCAGTAGCTATAGACCGTGATAAAGTCTACTATAATGTAATACCTGAAAATGGTAAACATATTAAGATGAACTTCTTAATAGATATGTCTGGTTCAATGTCAGGTAAACCTGTTAAAAATGCAGTATCACTAGTGTATATATTCAATAAACTAGCAGAGCAAGGTTACTTAGATATGAAAGTAGTATACTCAGAAACTAGGCATTCTTATGTACTGCCTCTACCTGCTAAAGTGCCTGATATACTAGCTTTATGTAACACGGGTAATTCAGAAGGATTAGCACGTACAGTTGCAGAGCATGTAGATATACTTAAAAATACTAACTTAATATGTTTAACAGATGGTAACATAGTAGATGAACACTTGAAGAAGTCATTTTGGCTCAAGAATAGAATTATATCTACAGGTGTATATGTAAATAAGTCAGCTAAAGACCTTAGAGAGTATACTGGTTCAATGTCTAAATGGTTCTTAAAATCAGGAGTTAGACATAACTTAGACGACTTAATAGAGTATCTTATTAAAACAGGACTTAAGTAATGTATGTACTAGTAGATAAGCATATTGGTACTGTTTTTAGAGTAGGCGACCTTATTAAAGAGGGTGAAATAAGTTACATTGGTAAATATGGTGTTACAGCTAGTGGTAAATCCTACAGTTGTCAAAGTGTTGGTAGTTATTTTAGCTCTACTTATAAAATAGAAGAAATAATTACTAATAAAAAATCTGAACCAAAAAGTAGAATACTCTATACAAGAAAAACAAAAGGAGATTAAATGAATTATGAAGCTATGGAACATTTCCATACATCAGAAGAGTTGGTCAATGTCTTAAAAAACAAGACCCAAACAAAAGAGAATTTATTTTTCAGAGTCATGGTAGCTTACTACTTCTCTAAAGTAGCTTCTATTATGCGTACTGAAATTGTCACACTTGACAGAGGTAATATACCTACTAATTTGTATGCACTGAGTTTAGCCTCTAGCGGGTTCGGTTGGAACTTATAAGTACTAGTATACAGATAGCATTCAGATGAAAATACACAAATGATACGTCTACTATTTGTATATATAGCCTATAAAATCTACAGCCGCTTCACACAGTAATGTGTGTCGAATAATCTCTCTAATTGCTGGAAACTCCTTAGAGCCTTTACTACCAAAGTGTAACAATGTAAAGGATTGGACAATCAGCAGCGAAGTCCTAATTATAGGAAACGTTCAACGACTAGTCATTATGACGTACACCTCAAGTGAGGTGGAAATGGGAGACATCTTATACCTTTTCCTTGACAACGTGCTAGTATTATTATATACTAGCAGTATCTAAAAGGAAAAGGAGAAAATATGGAAACATTTAAAGATATTAAGGGGTATGAGGGAATTTACCAAATTTCAAATTATGGAACAGTTAAAGCATTAGCAAGAACTGTAACTAATAAACATGGTAAGCCTCAAAATTACCCAGAAAGAGTATTAAAACCTGAACAGTATGAAATGAGTAATACAAAGTATTGTAGAGTAAGTCTTAGTAAAAATCACAAAGTTACTAGATTTCTTGTACATAGACTTGTAGCTATACATTTTATACCCAATACACTTAATAAAGAACACGTTAACCACATAGATAATAATGGTTTAAATAACCATGTATCAAACTTAGAATGGTGCACCCATTCGGAAAATATGCTACATGCTCAAAAGCAAGGTAGGTTATTTGCATCACAATCTAAAGGTGGTAAAAATGCAGGAATTGCTAAAGAACGTGCAGAACAACGAGCCAAAGATCTGATAGGTAAAACTATACATTTATGGAAAGTTGAATCTTTTAATGGCAGAAAAGGTGTTAATAAAAAATATCATGTTAATTGTACTTGTATATCTTGTGGTACATCTAGATCAGTTGAAGTAAGTTGCTTACTCAATGGAAAGACTAGAGGGTGCTCACAAAAATGTGTAAAGAAGTATTTAAAAGATGAAGATATAGTCTAGTCTCATACGAGAGTATGAGCAGTTCACTCTTAATAGAGCGAGAACGGGTAGGAGCTAACGACTCCTATTGAATATCACGAAGGGAATGTCTATGAATATCATAGAGAACCAAATTATTAGTAGCTTTAAAACTAAATTTATGAGAGAGACTTTACCTAAAGTAGCAGATAAGTCACTTACTAAAATTGCAGTAGATAGAGCTAAGAAATCAGGTATTGATCCAGATCAAGCCTATAATGCAGTTACCAGAGAATATGCTAATACAGGTGCATACTTGTTTAACTTTGACTCAGGTACACCAGCAGCTATCAAACAACTTAGACACCAGCTATTATTAGCAGGTATTGGTTCAATCAATTTTGAAATGGACGAAGTAGGTGCTAACTTCTCAAGTAATATAGAAGTACTCAATACTTTTATAGAGCTATATGATGTAGGTAAAGTTAAACCAAAAATCACTAAATCAACTCAAGAGTCAGTAAGACATGAATCACTAGATGGTTCAACACCTACGAATATGCTATTATTTGGTACACCTTCTAAATTATTAGATGGAGGACGAGTAGAGCAGGACTTCTATTCTATGCTTGATATGGGATATGCTAGAAGACTCCTATTCAGTTATGTGAACCATGTGCATAAAGATACTACACTTACACCAGAAGAGTTATTTGATATGATGACAGATACATCTACAGACTTAACTATTAATTCACTTAATAGACATATGGAGTCACTTGCAGAGGAGTCTAACTATGGTAAACAAATCACTATTGATAAACCAACAACGATAGAACTTCTTACTTACCAACAAGATTGTCAACGTAGAGCTTCATTACTTAAAGAGCACCAAGAGATGGAGAAAGCAGAAATTACCCATAGATACTTTAGAGCACTTAAACTAGCAGGAGTATATGCATTCATAGATGGGTCAGCAGTATTAACTAAAGACCATTTATATGCAGCAATTAAACTAGTAGAAGAATCAGGGGTAGCATTCTCTAAAATACTTAAGAGAGATAAAGCATATGTGAAACTTGCTAAGTATATTGCAGACATTGGTAAAGAGATTACTCATGTAGATATGGTTGAAGATTTACCTTTCTATAAAGGTTCAGAATCTCAAAAGAGAGACTTACTTAACCTAGCAATAGCATATGGGTATAAGAACAATATTATCATTAAAAAGTCTTATGTAGATGGGATAGAGTTCTTAAAAGGTGAGTCATTACCTCAAACAGATTTATCTAAACTTGTAGTAGGAGCCAGTATAGACATAGCTTATGGTTACGGTACAGATGAAGTATCATTTAAAGATTTAGTAGACTTTGTAGGTAAACCTAATTTACACTTTACAACTCACCATTGGAAAGGTGGTCACAGAAGTAAAGGTAATTTAATAAAAGGTTTTAACTTAGTAGTATTTGATATAGACAAAGGTGTAAATATTGAAACAGCTAAAGAGCTACTCAAAGAATACCAATATATCATGTACACAACTAAAAGACATACACCTCATAGTCACAGGTTCAGGATAATTATACCTCTATCACACAAGTTAGAGCTATCTAGTGATGAGTACTCTAAATTTATGGAGAATATATTTGCTTGGCTCCCATTTGAATCAGATGAAGCCACTAAAGATGTAGCACGTAAGTGGCAAACTAATGATGGTGAGGTATTTACTAATGAAGGTAGTCTATTAGATGCTATGAGCTTTATACCTCAAACTAAGAAATCAGAAGAGATGACACTTGAAAGACAGTCAGTATCTTCTATGTCTAACTTAGAGGCTTGGTTCTTCCGTAAGATTGGTTCAGGTTCAAGAAATAACTTACTACTTCAGTATGCACTTGTGCTTATGGATAACGGTTATGACCTTGACTCAATTAGAAATGGTGTACTAGCATTTAACTCTAAATTACAAGATGGTTTAGAAGAGTCAGAAATACACAGCACTATTATGGTAACTATTACTAAAAAACTAACAGAAAGAGAATTAAAAAATAGTTAGTATATGACCATACTAGATGTCATTTAAACTCATTAGTAATTAAAATTTTAAAGGAGAAATATGGAACAAACAGTTAATGATAATTTAGTACTAATAGGAGGGCAATCGGCTACGGGTAAGTCAGCATCACTTATGAATATAAAGAAACCAGAGGGAGTTATGTACTGTAATTGCGAGGCGGGTAAAAAATTACCCTTTAGGTCTAAATTTCAAGAGTTTGTAATTACAGACCCCCTTCAAATATATGAAGTATTTGAACACGCAGAAACACTTCCTGAAGTACATACTATAGTAATAGATACTTCTACTTACTTAATGGATATGTATGAAAGTTTATATGTTATTGGTTCAGCAAACACTATGCAACAGTGGGGATCTTATGCTCAATACTTTAAGAACCTTATGCAAGTATACGTAGCTAAATCAACTAAGAATGTTATCTTTTTGGCTCATACTAAGCAAGTAATGAATGAGTCAGATATGGTTATGGAAACTAAAGTACCTGTAAAAGGTGCATTACAAAACCAAGGTATAGAGTCATTCTTTTCTACAGTTATCTCTACTAAAAAGATGACTATTAAAAAGCTTGAACCATATAAGAATAACTTACTTAATATTACACCAGAGGAAGAAGCATTAGGTTTTAAATACGTATTCCAAACACGTCTTACTAAAGAGACAGTAGATGAGCGTATGAGGTCAGCTATGGGTATGTGGGATACATCAGAAACCTATATAGACAACAATGTACAGTTAGTCATGGATAGACTCCATGAATACTATAACTAAAGCTAGAATATGTCAGCAATAATAACAGCTAAACAATACATAAACCTTTTACAAAAAGTAGTAGATAAGCATGGAGATTTACCTTTATGTTACTCATCTGATGATGAAGGTAATGAGTACCACTTATGTTATATAGGACCTGAAGCAGGTCATTATACTAATACAGGTGAATTTCACGTTAATAACCCTGATACAGATGAAGTATTGCCTATTACCCATATTTGTATGCAATAAAACACAGGTGCTTAAATAAGCTAACATACAGCCAGGCATGGCTACAATTATAACCCAAATTTTAAGGAGAAACAACATGGCATTAAATTTTTTAAAGAGAGACGACACAATAGTAGAAGAAGCAGATAAGTTAGGTGGAGGTTCATTCACATGGGATACAGGAGCATATGATGTAATCATTGATTCAGCGTACATGGACGAGTCTCAAGGTGGAGCACACAATATTAACTTTACATTTAAAACAGCAGACGGTAAGTCACTATCTGAAACTATCTATGTAACTAGTGGTAAAGCTAAAGGGCAATTAAACTACTATGTAGATAAACAAGGTGCTAAACAGTACTTACCTGGTTTCACTATTTGTGATCATATCTCTTTATGTGCAACAGGTAAAGCTCTTGCAGAACTTGAACCAGAAGATAAAATAGTAGAGGTATACAATCCAGAGCTTAAGAAGAAAGCTCCTACATCTAAACCTGTACTTATGGAATTAATTGGTAAACCAGTTACTCTAGGTATTGTAAAAGTTAAAGAGTTTAAAAATGTTAAAGATGCTTCAGGTAACTACGTACCAGGAAGTGACATCAAAGAGTTTAATGAGGTAGCTAAAGCATTTAATACAGACTCTAAACAAACAGTAGTAGAAGCTAAAGCTGGAGAAGAAGCAGCATTCTTTGAGAAGTGGTGTAAACAAAATACATCAGACTATGTAAAAGATAAAACTAAAGGTAAAACACCTACAGCAGGTGCAACTAGTAGTTCAGCAGGATCAGCAGCTAAGCCAACTACATCACTATTTGGACCTAAATAAAGATGAGGTACTTCATTTCCATAGACCCAGGTTCTAGTGGAAGTATGTGTGCTCTTAGTGATTCAGGTGAGGTACACTTTAAAGACTTCAAAGATGAAGACTTAAAGGGTTATATTACTTGGATCCAAGATGTAATATCTATACATGGTTCACCTACTATGGTAGCTATTGAGAAAGTACATGCTATGCCAGGACAAGGGGTAACTTCAATGTTCTCATTTGGTCAAAGACTAGGAGAACTAGAAGGTATGCTACAGACTCTTAACTTAGGTTATGAGCTTGTACCTCCTAAAACTTGGCAGAAGCCTTGTGGAATAGTAATGCCCAAAAAAGCTACACCAGCTCTTAAAAAGAAAACTACATATACAACCATCTCTAAACTCTACCCAGATGCACCTCTTACAGGTCCTAAAGGTGGAATTATAGATGGAAGGTGTGATGCACTAGGAATAGCACATCACTTACGTATTAAATATTAAGGAATATTAAATGAAAAAATCAGAACAAATAGAATTTTTAGGTACTTTACATAAAAGTTTAGCCCTTGCTTTAGTAGATGCTTTATTTCTAAGTAGGGATGAAGAAGTAACTAAATCACAAATAGCAAAAAGTATACACGCTATAGCACAGTATCAAGCAATAGTTATGGTGGATTATACCCAATGTGAGTATAAGTATACTGCTAAAGTAATTGAAGATGGTCCAATAGGTCTATTAGAGATCATGGAGTTTATAGAAGCTTGGGAGGAGGAGAAGAAAGCTAGTGAACCTCAGAGCACAGTAAAAGAGGTTGAAAAGATGTCAGTACACATGTCTGAGTTATCTCCAGAGTTACAGAATAAGTTTATGAGTCTATTAAAAGAAGTAGGAGTTAAGTTATGATTATAGAGCTATCACCAACAGAAATACAACAAGCAATACAGTTCTATCTTGGTTCAGAGTACTCAGTAGAGTCTATCCAAGGTACTAGAAGAAAATCAGAAGGTTCTAAAGAGTTTGATGAGTTTGTACTTGAAATAGGGTGTACTAGAGACTTTGAAGATTTTATATCTACTAAAGCACCAGTACCTATTAATAAAGTATCAGCTAAAGTTGCTATCAGAGAAGAACCTATAGTAAATGATGGACCAGAGGAAGTTACTACTGAAGCGGTAGAAACAGTTGTAGAACCAGAACCTGAAATACCTTGGGATGAGTCCAAAGTTGAATTAGCAGAGACTCAACCAGTTGAGGAACCAAAAGAAGTACCTATTACTAAATCACTATTTGGTAACTCATAAAAAGGCGTTACATGCAAATAAATGTAACTAAAGCAAATGGTACATTAGAACCTATAGATTTATCTAAGATGTCTAAAGCACTTCAATGGGCTATAGGAAAGCTTACTGGTGTATCTCAATCTGATATTGAAATACAGTCTAAGCTCCATTTCTTTGATGGTATTCACACTTCTTATATTACTGATGTATTAATTAAGACATGTGATGATATGGCAGACTTACGTAACCCTAACTATGATACTGTAGCTAGGAACCTTAAGTTACAGAAGTTATATAAGAGAGTATTTGGTTCAATCACTCCACCTAGTCTAGGTGAGTTTATCAAAGCACGTATTGACGAAGGTCATTATAGACCTGAACTGCTTAGCTCCTGTACTGAACAACTGGAAGCTGCAATAGACCACAGTAGGGACTTCACATTCTCTTCAGCAGGTCTTGATGCTTTAATCAATGGGTATGGTGTATGTGATATGGAAACTCCTCAGTTTATGTATATGGCAATTGCTATTGATATTTTTAGGGACTACCACATTAACCCAACTCAGTACATAATTGATATGTACGAAGCACTATCTACTTTCAAGATAACCCTTCCTACACCTGAGATGAAATCACTGCGTACTGACTCAACTGATTATGCATCTTGTATCCTTATGCGAATGGGTGATTCACTTGACTCTTGGAAAGCAGCATCTAATGCTCTTGTATCGCACACAGCAGCTAGTGCAGGTTGTGGGATTGATATTGCTGACAACTCATCTATTGGTGATCGAGTAAAGTTAGGTAAGATTAAGCATTCAGGTAAATTACCTATTTGTAAATCAGTTGATACGGATATTTTGAAGACAAGTCAAAACGGACGTCGCGGCTCTGCCACTGCATTTATTAACTTCTTTGATCCAGAGATAGAATCTATCTTTGCTCTTAAGTCACCTCGTATGCCTGTTGAGGACCGTATTAACGACCTATCTTATGGTATCAAGATGAACCAACTAGCTTATGACAGAGCAAAGTCTGGTGGAGTTATTAGCTTATTTTCAACTAGAGTAGCTCCTGATTTATTGGATCTATTCTACTCTGACGATATAGCAGCTTTTACTGCTCGTTATGAGGAACTTGAAGCACAGGAACTTTATACAGCCCAAATAGATGCACAGGATTACTGGACTAGGTTAGTAGCAGTTGAGTCAGCAGAAACTTCATCTTATTACATCATTAATATTGATGAAGTTAACGCTAACTCACCATACACTAAACCAATCACTCAGAGCAATATCTGTGTTGAGGTAATGCAACCAACTGAGCCTCTTAGTTTAGAGGAACCTGACTCACCTGATATTGGTGTATGTGTATTAACTAACCTCAATCAAGGGATTATCCCTATCGAGGACTTACCACACTATACTAACTTAGCTGTTAGAGCACAGTCGCATATCATGCAGAGACAAGTTCACCCAACTCCTCAAGCTAATGCATTTGTTAAGCATTATAGGGACATTGGTATCGGGCTGTCTAATCATGCATATTGGCTAGCTAAACAAGGTTTCCGTTATGGTCAACCAGCTGCACTTGAAGCTCACAACGAGTGGATGGAGCACTTTGCATTCGGACTGTATTCAGCCTCTTTAGCACTAGCTAAGGAACTTGGACCAGCACCTGGATTGAAATACCATTCTAAACTACTTCCAGTTATGAGGTATAATCTACATGTGGATGAGCTTGTATCTGAGGAGACCTATTGTGACTGGACCAAGCTTAGTTGTGAGATTCAACAGTACGGTCTATACAACTGCGGACTATCTGCAGTACCACCATCGGAGAGCTCTTCTGTACCTAGTAATCAAACTAGCTCACTTGAACCAATTAGATCACTCTTGACTATCAAGGATAAGTCTGGTACTAACTACAAGCAATTCGCACCTGAAGCTATTGCATTAGCTGACAAGTACGACTATGCTTATGACAGTGATATAACACCTAGGTTCTTCAAGAACGTTGTAGTAACTCAGAAGTGGATTGACAAAGGTATTTCAGCTAATGCATTCTATAATCCTGAATTACACAATGGCAAAGTACCTGCTAAGCTAATCGTATCTGATTTATTCTTAGCTAAGTACTACGGTTTGAAGAGCAGATATTACCAGAACACTAAGTTACCTGATGAACAAGAGCTTCAAATAGGAGGATGTACAAATGGCAGCTGCGAAGTATAGACCTGCATTCAAGATAGTCCCAACGGATAGTATAGATAAAGTGCCTGCACAGCAACTAGAAGCTATTATGGACACATGTAAAAACAAAAAAATCTACCAACAGGCAGTACGTAAAGCGGTGTCTGATTTTATAAACTATGGCAAGTTACCTGATGAACAAGAACTACAAGTTAATGGTTACTCTGGATCAGGGTGTGAGGTTTAATATGAATGAGTACGATAACTATAAGTGGAAGTTTATATCTTTCACAAAAAATGTAGGACATGCTATAGGTATAGGTATAGTAACCTCACCAGAAGTTTACCTATACATTAACCTTTACACACATAACTTAGCCATTGGCTTTATGAAGGAGTATATTTATGAGTAACCATTTATTCAACCCCAATCCAATTGACTTCACAAAGTCAGCACTATTCTTAGACGAATCAGGTCGTAACATATCTCGACTTGACTTGTCTATTGAACAGAATATTACCAAACTCCATGAGCGTGCTCTTGGTATGATTTGGTTCGCAGGTGACTTTTCTCCTGCAAAAGACGGTAAAGACTATTTATCTTGTGATCCAATTCTTCGTAACTTATTTATGAAGAACCTGAAGTTTCAGACTTTACTTGACTCATTAGCTGCTAGATCAGTACTTGAGGTATTTTTACCTATTACTACTAACCCACAGTTAGAAATTTGGTGGCAAGCCCATGGATTCTTTGAAGGTGTTATACATAGTCAATCCTATGCAGACATCCTTAAAGGTCTACCAGTAGATGCTAAAGCAATCTTTGATGACATCATGGTTAATCCAGCTATACTAGCTAGAGCCAAGTCTATTGTAGCTTGTTTTGAGGATACAGTTGAGAGAAATGCATCAATGGTACTTAGTACATCAACGGATTCTTCTATAGTATCTGGGGAACACTACTATAGTCGTGAAGCTCATAAAGTCTCTATAGTTAAATCCCTATTTGCACTTAACATACTTGAGGCAGTACTATTCAAGTCATCATTCCTTACTAGCTTTGCTTTTAAAGAGAATGGACTTTTCTCAGTTACTGCTGATATGGTTGCAAAAATAGCTATGGATGAGGCTAACCACTATGGTATGACTGTATATCTAATCAACAGACTCCGTAAGGATCCTGATTGGGCATATATCTTCCACGATTACTCGGATGACATTGATCAACTTTATCGTGATGCAATTGAAGCAGACTTTGATTGGATCGATTACTGTTATACAGACGATGTACAGCTACTTGGGGTGAACAATACAATCCTAAAGCAATTTGTTACATCTAACCTATATACAGTTATGAATGCAGTAGGTCAAACACCCATTGTAGATAAAGTAGATAACCCTTGTATATGGGCTAATAAGTACACTCGTCCATCATCTGTACAAAGTGCACAGAAGGAAAAAACGACAGGTAATTACTTGCTAGGCGTAGTTGATACAAACATCTCTCAATCTGACTGGGAGGCTATGTTATGAAATCAACAAAATACTTATACAATTGTGAACCAATAGAGTTTATAAATATGAGTTATAAAAAAGCTATTGACTTTAAACTTCAACAAGCTAAAGAGTTAATAGCTACTCTAATGAGTGAACACTATACAGTGAGAGATGATCAAAGAGTTAAAGCAGTATTTAAAGCTATTAAATTTAATACTGAATTACTAAAGGAGTTAAATGACTGAGCAAGAGTACCTACACAAGCGTAGTGCATATGCTACATCTTCAGCACCTCAAGAAGTGATAGAAAAAGCTATTAAAGAACTTGATGAGCTATTCAGTAAACAGCAGGATGCCACTATCCAAGTAGAACCAGAAAGTGGAGATATAGATTAATGGAAGCTAATACATTTTACTCATTAGCATTACCATTTATCATATTTGGTTCAATCAGTAGTATGTGGAATGCATACATTCAAACAGTATGGTTTAAAGACTATAAAAAGGATAAACATGAAAAACTATAAAGACTTAATTCTACTAGCAGAGCAGTTAGTAGATCAGGATACTAAACTTGAAAATAAATACACTAAAGCAGAGTCTGGAAGAATTAGAAGTACTATTATGCAGATTCAAAAATTAGCAGTAGATGCAAAGAGAGATTTAATAGCTAAGGATAAGTCGCTATGAAACAGGCTTTTATACCTATAGATGGTATGTATCTAAAGTGTGTAAAACACTACCCACCTTTTACTATTGGATCAACGTATGTATTAGTATTTGATGGTATAGATCACTGCATATTTCTATGTGATAAGCGTGTAATTACTATGTCTGATGAAGCACTTAACACTTACTTTGAACCAGTAGAAGAGTTAGAATATACTCCACCTACTCAAAATAAGTATAATAGAACCATAATAGGTAAAGAAGCTAAATCTTGTATAGTAGATGTGTATGATGTACTTAAAGCTTTTGAGGTTACTAACCCTGCATTGCAGCATTTAATCAAGAAAGCATTATGCGTAGGTATTAGAGGACATAAAGACTCTTCTACCGATTTACAGGACATCATAGACTCAGCTATTAGAGCCAAGGAGTTACATAATGAAAGTTGAGTTATTAAACTATACACCCCTATGGGTTGCTTCAAAAGCTATAAGAAAGTGTTGGGCTAGTGAAGATAAAAGTGACACACTAAATAATATATGCGGAGCTAAAGATAAAGAGCTTATATATAGAGTGGGTAATAAGAACAAACACTCGTCAACCCTTGAACACTTGTCTTATAATTTTGATATTGATGGAGTATCTAGAGCATTACTGCAAGAGAAAGCTAGACATAGAATAGCTAGTATATCTGTAAAGTCTACTAGATACACTCTTAAAGAGCTTAAAGAGACTACAACATTACTTGAGCTAAGACCATTCTTAGTACTAACTGGTGATGAGTTAGTAGATGATATAGCCTTAGGTAATCTTCACGGAGTAAGAAAAGCTCTACAGGCTGGTGTACCTAATGACAAAGCTAAGTATGCACTACCTGAAGCATATAAAACATCTTATGTATGGACTGTAAATGCTAGGTCATTACAGAATTTCTTAGCTCTTAGAACAAGTAAAAGTGCTCTATGGGAGATTAGAGATTTAGCTAATGCGATATTTAATGCACTACCTGAAGAGCATAAGTATTTATTTGAAGATTCATTATATAAGGAGGATAAGAATGGAATCACCAATTAAACAAATTGTACTGTTTAATCAGAGAGCAGGTTTACTTGATAAAGGTTATGATGACTTCTTAGAGTCAAGCTTCCAAATTGAGGAAGCACTTGAAGGTTTTCCGATGAATACGCTATCTCAGATGTTAGGTAAAACACAAGACTATGCAAACCCTAAGGACGTATCTCGACTTATCTTGAAATACTCACAAGATTTTGCTCCTGACTTGCTTGACGTGGACAGGCTCGACAAAGCATGTGATGCAGTTGTATATGCAGTTGGTTCAATGGCTAAATTAGGTCTTAATGCACAGCAAATTACTAAAGCACTTAATATAGTTATGAAAGCTAATAATGCTAAATTAGGTTGTCCTAAAGATGAGTATGG